TGGCATCCCCCAATTTATTCAGCCTTGTGGGGTTGGTTAAGCAAAAATAATTCTGTTTGTACGTTTTTTGATCAGTGTATTGATTTGCCTCTATGGTCAATCTCTTACAAAGCATCTGCGTAAAAATCACGCCTTTATGCTTCTTGTAGGATAATGCTTACACGCAATAGCGATTTTCGATCTCCCTTTGATTTTTGCGAGTCTGGGGGCTTGTCTTCAAAGCTTCAGTGCAATTTGCAAAATCCCAACGACATCCGGCCCATCCTCATTAATCCACGTCCCATAGTGCTGCCGAATCATGTTCCCGTTGGTATGCCCCATCTGCTCGGCAATCCAATCAATCGAAGCCACGCCCGTAGTCAGCAACTGACTGGCATAGGTATGCCGACACTGCCCAGGCCCCCGATAACGAACCCCGGCCGTGTTCAAGTGCGCTTTGAAAAAACGATCCCGCACAACGAAGTCACTGACATGCGGCAGACCGCTCTTGGTATTCAGAAACACAAAGTGCAGCTTATGCTGCCGAACGGTCTTGTTATCCCGTTCAACGATATCGACTGTCTGCGCCTTCTTGGCCTGATTCATCGCATCGATCTTACGTAGCGCATCCCATGCAGGCTCTAGCAGCCGTACCTTTCGCGTCGAACGTCGGGTTTTCGTGACGCGATAGGCTCCGCGCACCTTTGACCGGCGAAACGTCACTGTTCCTTGCTGCAGATCGACATCCTCCCAAGCAAGCGCGATGGTCTCCGAGACCCGTGGCCCCGCCCAAATCATGAACTGAATCATCAGCAGCTCTTGCACACGATGCGTCGGCGTCTCAAGGATCTGCTTGATCTCCGCCCTGGTAAACGGATCCGGTGCCTCTGGATCGGGCAATCGCACAAACAGCCCCTCAGTCGGATCGTGCGCAACCTTCTTGCGAGTCCGGTAAAGCCGAAATACCTGCCGGACATTGCAGATAATGTCTCGGATCGTCTTGTTCTTCAGCCGCGTCGACAATGTGTCCTGCACCCACTCCTGTAGGTCCAGATGGTCAATTTGGTCGATCTGAACCTTGCCCCAGCGCGGCCGCACATGCACTTCGGCCTTGTTGGCATAACCTCGATAGGACGTAGCGGCCACGCTGTTACTTTTGATCTTCAGCCATAGATCGAGATAGTGGCCGAATGTGTTCTCGACAAGATTGGCCGAGTTTGGAAAGTGCCGGCTGTAGTTGAAGGTGCCGGCCTGAATCTCGTATTCGATGATGTTAACCAAACGTTCTGCTTGCTCCCGATTGGCCGCAGTGTTGCCGCCGGGGATAAGCTCCCGATATCGCTTGCCGTTGAAACGGAAATAAACCCGGACCGAATTCCCTCGGGCTTCTACCCCATGCGCCATATGCACCTCCTGTGCTGTTCGAATTTCGCTCGGTGTTCCATCAAATGTGCAGTTGTGGCGTCCGGCTCACTCCTGCCTCAACAACCAAAACAACCCAGCACTTCTTTTCCGCGCCTGAGGCCCCCCATTCCGAACCTCCTCAACCCGGAGCCGATCCGCAGCCACCTGCCGCGCCTTGCTGCATTTGCGATGATTCCCATGCGCCCGCGACCTGCCGCACTGATCGCAAACCCCGTTCAAATCCAGACACCAGGGGAAAGCTTTCCTTTTCTTCATAACGCCCCCCGACCAAAGCCGAAACGCCCGACGTGTAAGCTGACATTTCGCCCAACAGAGCAGGGCACATCCAAGGGCTCTAGAACCTCTATCTGCATCGTGTTTCTCCTTTACACATCCCGGCACTACGGCGCCGGGTGATCCCTTCATTGCTCGTCGTTACGCCTGCTGGAAAATCCAGCAGCGCACCGTGGTGCTCCTTTTTGGCGTGCCATTAATGACGGCCCGCGACGCACGCACCGCGCTGTAAACCGCCTTATTGGTCTCCACCCATTTACGGCTACGGCTATTCACCAACAGCCCGCGCAATGTCTTCAGGTCGGCGAGGTTCTGCCGATGCTCACTGGCCTTTTCGGCGAATTCGTTGAGGTTGATTGCGATGAGTTTCGGGTCGGTGCTGTGATTGACCTGCGGGCCTTCGCCCAGGCTTTCGAGGTATTCGAAAACCTCCCAAAATTCGGCAACCAGTGGGTGGTCTGCGCTGATCGCGGCCTGCCGTTCCAGTGCCATGGTCATCAGCGCCTGCTGCGTCGTGGCGACGTGGTTATCCTCGAGCGGGCAAACCAGACGCAAGCAATCGACCAGGGCCATCAGCTGGCTGTGGTTCTTGATGATCCGTTCCACGCGGATGTCTTTGAGCTTGCGCAAATGCTGTTCGTGAACGAGTACTCGCTCGGCAAACTTCGCCATCACCTGGGCTTCAGCACGCACGGCCAGCAGCAGGAAGTGGCTCAGTTGCTCGACCGGGATCAGGTTCAGGTTGTCCGCTGCTGCACGGCTCTCGGTGGTGACTTCCGGGCGTGCAAAGTGCGATTTGATAATCCGCGTCAGGATCGCTTCAGACGCGCTGACATCGGCGTTCTGGCTGATCGCAATTGCGCCCCGGAACGGCGGTTCGTAAGTCTCGTTGCCACTGGTTTTCATGCCTTTGGTGCCGAGCGTGCCGCCGCCGTAGAAGTCCTTCAGCTCGTCCCAGTCGAAACCCTTGGCGTGCGCCTTGTCCGGCTCGTTGCGGTCACCCTCGATCAGCACGACGGGCATGTTGGAGACCTGGCCCATGGCGCGCTGACGGCCGGCGCGGGTCGATTTCGACGGGTCAAAACCTTCATGCTCGCGGCCGAGCAATTTCCACAGGAAAGTCAGCAGCGTGGTCTTGCCGGCGCCGGCCTCACCGGTGACCTCGAGGAACGGGAAGGATTTGTACTGCGCGCGGATCTGCTCGGCGAACAGCGAGCCAAACCAGAAGGCCAGGGCGACGATGCCCTTGGCGCCAAAGCACAGCCACAGCATCGGCAGCCAGTCGGTCCGGTACTGCTTGGCGTCGCGCTGGATGTGCATGGCGATCGACTTCTGCAGCGTCTTCAGCCGAAGCTTGCCGAACTCGAAAAAGTCCTCCTTGTTCACCACGCTGACGATGCCGCCACGGACGGCAAGGTCGCCGAACACGTAGCAACTGTGCAGTTTGCTGTAGCCGATGAAGTCGATGGTCTCGACGGTCTTCAGGCCGAACAACTGGTCCTTCATGATCTTGTCGAGCTGCTGCCCGCTGCCGGTGAACACGGCGCCGGCGGCCATGCTGAGCAAACGCTTCTTGAACTCGCTGGCGGCGGCGACCTGGCCACCGGTGAAAGTGTTTTTCACGCTGCCGCTGTCGTGCGGAAAATCGACGCGGAAGTAGTACCAGGATTCGTCGGTGACTTCGTTGCGCTGGAAGTACAGCGCCTGCGGGTAGCAGTTGGCGATTTCGACGATGCCACCGCATTGGCGCAGAGCCTTCTGACGGCGCTGTTCTTCAGTGAGAAGCTGGTCTTCATGGCGATCGGAAGTTTCCAGCGAGTGCATCGCTTTGCTGAACTTCTCCAGGTCCATTTTGAACCAGTACAAACGGTGGTCGAACCCGAAGTGAAATTCATGGCGCTCGCGCCAGTCGTACATCAGTACGCCTTTCTCTGAGGCGCTTTCGGCGATCAACAGTGAACCATGGTAAAGCGCGGTGGCCAGGTCCTTTTTGACCTGCTCGGCGCGCTCGTTTTTGTCATCGATGAACGCCCAGCGTTGATGCAGATCGTTCCAATCGATCTTGCGACTATCTCGCTGCGGAACCTGCGCGGCGCCGCATTCGTAGCCCAGCGTGCGTGCCTGCCTAACCCAACGCTTGGTGTACTTGTGCGCGCCGGGTTCGTTGTCCAGCGCCCACACCAGTTTGGGTAGCTTGCCGCCGCGCTGGCGCGACAGCTCTTTCAACGATTCCTCCGGATAGGCGCCGGACGACATCGCCGACACCGCCGCAATGCCGTTATGCACCAGAGCAATGGCGTCGAAGATGCCCTCGACAATCCACAGCTCTTTGACCTCAAGCAGCTCGATGCTCGGTGGGCACCACCAAACACCACGCGGGCTGTCGCCGGGTTTGAACCGCGCTTTCATTTTGCCGAATCGGTGCGGCCGATCGATCAGGCGTTCCCAGTAGCCGCCTTTTTCCAGCGCGAAACGCACCGTCGCGCTGCCGGCATTCAGCTCCTCGGAAAAATACGAGTCCTGCGTATACCAACCCTGAATCAGTTCATGACGAAAGCCCCGGGCAAACTCGAGGTAAGCCCGGGCTGTCGCCTGGGGGAATTGCTCGGAGGAGGGCGCCCGCTTGCTCCAGTCATCGAACAGGTCTTCGTAGATCTCCTTGAGGTGCCAGCGCTGAGCGCACTTGCCCTCACGACCACAGATGATCAGCCACGGCTCAGAGTAGCGGGCGTATAACTCCTTTTGGCCGCAAGCCGGGCATTTGCCGCCCCGCAGATAGTCGGTGCTCAAGCGACGCTTGAGCCCGTAATCATCCGCGAGGCGCTGCAATACATCGGCATGCAGCGCGCTGGTGAAGCTGTTCACCAAGGCGTCTTCGCCCAAATGCAGGTGGAGAGGGCGGTGATCAGCTGCTG